GATGATAAGAAACGCCATCATACAGGCGGTTAATCTAGGGAACGCCTATATTTACCCGGACTGGTCGGAAGGAGAGCCGAAAAGTCTGACATTACTGAGTCCTGGCAGCGTTACTTATGATAAGTTTTTGAACTTCTATATCGTAAACGACCCCATTAACGGTATATATAAATCTCTTGAATGCGATGAAATTATTCATCTTCGCAATATAAGCCTGGATGGCGGATATACAGGAGAGAGTACGATCCGCTATGCCTCCCGGATTATGAGTGTGGCATACAGCGCAGACGAAAAGAGTCTTGATATGTTTCAGCCCGGCAGCACATATTCGGGATTTATCAGTGGTAACGACGATGATCAGACAACCGGATACGAACAATACAACGAAACCCAGCTGAAGGATGTTTCCGACCGTTTCCGGAAAGAATTGAGATCCGGTGAAAGAATCACATATCTTCCCGGACAATTAAGATTCAACCAGCTTTCCATGTCCCCTGCTGATATACAGCTGTTGGAGAAGCAAAAATTCTCTGTTTTAGACCTGTGTCGCTTTTATGGCGTCCACCCTGACAAAGCATTTGCCGGACAAAGTCAAAATTATAAAGCCAGCGAGATGAGTCAGGTGCAATATATGACTGATACCATCCAGCCTTATTTGCGGCAAATTGCAAATGAGTTCTTTGTGAAATTAATCCCAAGGAGTGTTGCCGCGAAATATCGTATAGAATTTGATCTGGAAGCATTCTATCAGACCGACCTGGAAACGATGGCATTAAACATGGAGAAGTGTATCCAGTATGGAATCTATACAGTGAATGAATACCGCCAAAAAAGGGGAATGCCGCCTGTGGATGGAGGAGATGTCGCAATGATTAGCTGCAGCGTAGCTCCTATCAACAGTCCGAAAATAAACGGTGAAGTGTTAAATAATAGCAATAACGGAGATAAAAACGAGGAAAAACCGCAAGAAGTGCCACCCAAGAATAAGGAAACCTCAGCAGTATAAAAGGAACAAGCATGGAAAATTTGGAAATCAGAAGTTTTGGCGGTGAGGCATCTCCCAAATTGGTATCGGAAAGAACAATTGAGGGATATGCGGTAGTAGTTGGTCAAGAAAGCAAATATATGTATGATCCTGTATTGCGTAAATGCTTTATTGAAATCATAGAGGCAGGAGCCGTTGACGAGGAACTGATCAAACGCAGTGATATCAGAGCGCTTCTGGAACATAACAGAGAAAGACTCCTCGCTCGGAGTGGCATGGGAAGCGGATCGCTGAGACTCCACCTGGATAATTACGGTTTGGGATATGCTTTGGACGCTCCTGATACTCCTGATGGAAAATTTGCCGTTGAAATGGTGAAAAGAGGAGATTTGTTCGGATCATCTTTCGGATATCGGACCGATGAGCGGAAAAACGTCGAATGGATAAAACGGTCTGACGGAATTTTGCTTAGAAAAGTGCATAAAATTGATATGATCAGTGAAATAAGCATCGTGGCAAGCCCGGCTTACATCGGAACACAAGTGAATGTACGAAGCATAGAAGACACCTTCGAACATCCGGACGAGAGTTATAAAAAAGAAATAGAAGAATTACGTAAACTATCAAAATTTTAATCATGAAAAAAGAAATCAGAAGAAACAGAGCGAGAATCGCTGAGATCAATGCCCGGTTGGGCGAAATGGCTGACTTATTGGATACCAATAAAAGAAGCCTGACACCGGATGAAATTACAGAAAAAGAGGCTTTGGTACAAGAAAAAGAAATTCTCCAATTGCGTACGGCCCGTATGGTAAATGATGAAGAACGCGTATCCGAACAGGAGATGCGCTCTGAAGTTGCTTTTGCCGGAGCGGTTGCCTCATTTGTGCACAACCGTTCTCTTCCGGAAGGATGTGACGGAATCATGAATGGAAATTCCATCGATATTCCTTTGACCCGTGCCGCTACGATTCAAGACACCACCACCGTGGCGCCTCTCATTCCGATGACCATCGGGGAAATCATCCAGCCTTTGGAAAAAGGCTTAATCTTGGGTAAGGTGGGATGTAAAATGCAGTACGGTCTTGTCGGTGACTGGGTGTTGCCTGTTGTTGCCGGCATTGAAGCTACTATCGAGGATGAAAATGCGGAGGTAGCAGACACCACAATTGACATCTCAAAAATTAAGCCGTCTCCCAAACGGGTATCATTGGCTATCCCCGTAAGTAATCGTGCGATAGATCAGAGCAATAGTGCATTGCTTGAAATCGTACGTACCCAAATGACAATGGGATTAGAGCGATTGCTGAACAAATGGATGTTCCAGACAACCAAGATTACCTCAAAGGCGTCTGATGGTTGCTTTGTGGCTGCTACAGCTGCCCCGGCAGTTACTACCGAAGCGGGTGCTGACTTTACATGGAAGAATGTGGTGGCTTTGAAGGGAGCTGTATTAAAAACAGGCGTCGTCTTTGACGGAACAGCAGCCTATGTCTGTTCGGCAACGACTTACGCTGAACTGGAAGCTACCCCGAAAGATGCCGGCAGTGGTTTGATGATTCTTGAAAACGGGAAAATCAACGGATATCCGGTATTCATGACAGAATACATTGGAGACGGTGTTCTCGGATTCGGTATATTCAACTACGAACTTGTGGGACAGTTTGGAAAAATGCACATGATAGTAGATCCGTATACAGGTTCAAAGAAAAACCTTATCTATTTCGTACTGAATACGGATTTCGATATGCTGACTGTACGTACGGAGGCTTTTGCCGTAGCAAAGAAAACTCCGAAAGCTTAAAAACATAGGGACGGCAGCCCCGTCCCTTTACTTCAACAAGGCATGAAACAGTATATTACCCTAGAGGAAGCTAAAATGCAAATTCCCGGATTTGTGGATTATGGAGAGCAGGACGAGTATATAACGGGATGCATCCTGGATGCGCAGGCCGCACTTGAAACCCGCCTGCAATCTCCTCTATCAGAATATGAGGATGAGCAGGGGTGTATTCCCAGAGATTTGAGACGGTCTATCCTGATAACTATCAGTGATTTCTATGATAACCGTTCCGATATTGTGTTTTCTAAGCCTTACAGTATAGGAAGAGCCGCCGCATTATCGGCTCCATTTATAAAATTCAGAGGAGCAGAAGAGGATGGTACCACGTGAAAGAATAACATTTGAAAAAGAGACAAAGGGTAAAAATCCAAATGGATCACCCTGGAAATCTTATGATCCAATTCAGGGATTATCCAATGTACCTGCTGAAAGACGGAAAGCGCAGCCGAACATAGGGGACGGATTAAATGCGAAGGAAGAATTTATTGATATGAAAATTGTGCTATGGTGCAGATTTCATCAAAAGATGATGGAAGCTTTCCGCATTTCATATAATAATCAGTATTACCGGATTATTGACATAAATAGGAAATATCAGGACAATAGTTGTCTGATAACCTGTGTAAAAAGCGATACGTAATGGATATACTTACAGTCAGGCAGATTGATATAAACAAGGTTAACGAATTTGTGTGTGACCTTGAAAACTTCGAAAAGGATAAGGCTGTACGTGCCGGTTTATACGCCGGAGGTTCTATTCTGAAACGAGGTGGAGTGATGAGACTGAAGTCACGCATGAAATCTCCTTATGGACATAAAGGAAATCTTATCAAAGCTTTTCGTGTACGCGTAAAGAGAAGCAAGCTGGGAGTACTATCCGGCTTTGGTCAGCCGGAAGGAAGACATAGCTGGCTAATCGACCAAGGCACCGGAATTCGTCGCACTAAGAACTATGCCAGCAGAGGGTACGGACCGGCTTTGCGTTATTGGGAAGACACTCGGGCAGAAGATGGAAGTAAAGCCATGAATGCGGTGATGGACGGGATAGAACGGGCAGTTAAACGAATGAAAAATGGAAAATCATGAAAATTAGTCATTACGAAGCATCGACAGCAATCAGAGAAATTTTATTAGCCGATCCATCTATTGTGGAAGTATTGGGTGATAAGATATTCCCGCTTATAGCGGATGAAGGGACGGATGGAGACTACGTTACTTTACAGCGAGACGGTTTTGTGCAAGGTGTAACCAAGATGGGAATTGCCAGAAGAGATCCGTATGTATATGTCTGCGTAGTGAGTGCCGACAGCCAACGGTCGCAAGATATAGCTAAACTGATATCTGAGGCTGTTGAGGGGGAATTTGCAGATCCGGATATGGAAATACGCCTGGAAGATGATACAGAGGAATATGAGGCGGGGAAATATATACAAGTCATGAAGTTTTTAGTGATACTATAACAAGAATTATCAATTGTAATTAAAACAATAAATTTAAAAATTATGGCAGGAGTAAAATTAGATTCAAGAAAAGATATCTACAGAGGTGAGTTCTTTGTATTTGCCGACGATCAGCCTATCGCTTTTGCATCAAGTGCAACACTGGAAGTAACTACCGAAGAAATAGATGTCTCAAACAAAATGATGGGCGACTGGACCGGCTCCCTTCCTGGAAAGAAAAGCTATACAGTTTCTTCCGAGTCATTAGTAACTCGCAAAGAAGGCGCTATGAGTTATGATACCCTGTTGGCTAAACAGATAGCAGGTGAAACACTATCATTTTATTTCGGAGAGGCAAAAGCTGCGGATAAGGACAATTTTGGAGGAACCTTTGAGAAAGATACTGCAAAGATGAGCTATACCGGAGAAGTGATGATTACATCGATGTCTATCTCATCCGAGGCCGGACAGATAGCTAAATGTAGCAGCGCTTTTAAAGGTATCGGAGGTCTGACGCCCACCGCAGGCGGAGCAGCGGAAAACGCAGGTGCATAAAACGAGTTAGTAACAAATGTTCTTAAGGCGGTCCTGTGATGGCCGCCTTATTTAATATAAAGTATCATGGTCTCATTAACAATATCACTTTGTATCATATATACAATATTCCTGTCCGCTAAAATCATCAATGAGAAATGTAATCGTCATAGTCTGCCATCTGTACCGGAGACTTCAGTTCCTAAAAAGAGATTCTCTCTAAATATGAAGATGAGGCTGAATCTGAAAGCCATAATACGATGGGAACAGATCAGGCAGAAATCCTTCTCTCTAATGGATTATTCAGATAAGGATGACATAGATGCACTACTGTATACCACAACGATATGCAATAATGAAGATGTGATATATACCTTCGATGTTTTTCGGGGAACATTGTCCAACGAAAAGCTGGTACAGGAAATGATCTTGAAATTGGAACGTGAAACATCAGTATTAAGTCAGTTTCAGAGGGAGCAGGAGAAACAGGACATCGTGAATTCCAACTCCCTTCCGGAAATGATCAGCGGTATTGTTTCGGTTCTCATCATATCCGGACTGGATGCACATTACGTGCTTAATGAAATGGAGATATGCGACCTTCCACTCTACATAGAGGCATACGAAAAGAAACGAAAAGAGGAGATGGAAAGCGCCCGGATGTGGACATATCTCACCATTCTCCCGCATATCGATGCACGAAAGATGGAAAATGGAGCTAAGGATCTGATCACTTTCCCTTGGGAGGAAGCGGAGAAGCAAGCGGAAAAAGAAATCAAAGAAACTGAGATAGAAAGATTTGAATTATTCATGCAAAAGGGCAAAGACCTATTAAATTTATAAGATCATGGCAGGACGTTTAAGTTTCAGTATAGCAATAAACCTCTTAACAGAGAACTTTAAGAGAGGTACTAATCAGGTAAAAGCCGCATTCCGTTCCATGCAGATGCAGATTCTCACCTTCGCTGCGGCATTAGGTGCAGGCGGACTCGGACTAAGTAACCTTGTTTCTCGTTTCATTGATGTAGCCCGAGAAACAAACCGTGTTACCACCGCATTGAAGAATGTCTCCGGCACAATGTCCCAATATGCGGATAATCAGAAATATCTGCTCGATCTGGCTAAAAAATACGGATTAGAGATTAATGCCCTGACGGCTAACTACGCAAAATTCACGGCGGCTGCTTCCATATCCGGTATGTCCATGATCGATCAACGAAAAGTATTCGAATCCGTCTCCCGGGCATGTACGGCCTTCGGTATGAGTGCGGACGACAGTAACGGAGTTATGCTTGCATTATCCCAGATGATGAGTAAAGGCAAGATCAGCTCCGAGGAATTGCGTCTGCAGATGGGAGAACGTCTTCCTGTTGCTCTTCAGGCTATGGCAAAAGCTGCAGGTGTTTCTGTCGCTGGTCTGGACAAGTTACTCAAACAGGGTAAACTGATGAGTAAGGATGTGCTTCCTAAATTTGCTGAGGCGCTTAATGAGATGATTCCTAACGTTGATACTGATAACTTGGAGACATCTGTAAATCGACTGAAAAACGTCTTTACAGAGTTAGTGAACGGCACGGATATACAAAGTAAATATAAAGCTCTGATAGACTGGCTGACCAATATTGTTAAATCGGCTGCTGACAATATAAAAAGCATTGTTACCTATCTTGTTGCAGCTGTTTTAGTCATGGTTACAAGTCGGCTGGTCAATAAAATTATTTCCTCTATTGCCAAAGCCGAATTAGCCGCCAAGTCAGCAGCACGTCGGGCGGCCAAGGATGCAGGACAGAAGTTTGATGAAGTTGCATGGAAAGCGCAAAAGGCCGGTGCTTCTATCAGAATGGCTTTCAGCAAAGCGATGTTATCAATTAAGGCAACTCTCATTTCTATGGCTCCAACAGCAATACTTGCGGTCATAGGGGCTATCGTTGCTAAATTTTATAATGCTTATAAAGAGTCACAACGAATAAAGGGCTTGTTTGACAATTATCTGAATCGAATGAATCATGCGGCAGAGTCGAACTCAGAAATTGTAAAAGTTAAAGCCTTGTTATCAGAGTACAATAAAGTTAATTCATCATTAGATTACAAAAAACAAATATTAGGGAAAATCAATGGTATTCTCGGTACTGAGCTAAAAACCAACCAAGATGTAAACAAAGAAATATCTAAACGCATAGAATTGCTTGAAAGTGCAGCAAGAGCCGAACTGGCAGCAAAGGAAGTAGCAGAAAGCGAAAATGAATTACGCAAAATAGGCTCAAAATCCTACAACGGGAAGACAGTACAGGAATTGGCTCCTGATTGGGAAATAGCTCGCGGAGATTTGGTTAAAGAAGAGAGGTTCAAAGCAAAGCATAAAGTGTCAATGGTTGACGCTATAGGATTTGAAAATGGCTTAAAGGATGATTTGAATGCTTATATTGAATTCTCAAAAATACTCAGTGATGCGAAATCGAGATTAGGAACTGAGATTTCTAGAAGCACAACAATTACAACACCGACTACTGATCCGGATGATGACAAAAAGAAAAAAACTCCTCTTCAGAAACAGCAAGAATCTTATGATAAACAATTTGAAGAGCTAGGCGCTGAATTAGAGATCGGAAAGATCACTCAGGCAGAGTATAATAAAGCCCTGGGAGAACTGAACATCAAGATGTACGCCCAAGCCAAAGGAACAGGTGATAAAGAAGTGCTTGAGAGTCAATATTTTCAGAATATTAAGACCGCTGCTGAGAAAGCGATAAGAAATCAAGATAAGAATGTTGCTCTTGTTGAGTTTGAGAAGGTGCAGAAGGATTACAATGCAAAGGTCAGGGAAGCCCAAGCGCAGCAAGCCAAAGGGCTTATCTCTCAGAAAGAATTGAATTCCAATATAATTTCACTTTCCGTTGATGCGGCTAAATCCGCTGCCGGCATTAAAGGCATTGGAGATGAAGCAGATGTGTTTATTTCAGCTATGCAACTGAATGCAAAGATACTTGCTTCTCCAATTAAGATAAAGCCTCGCGACGCAACTTTTGACTACAAGAAAACCAAAGTTGATATTGCCTCTGAAAATCTGGACAAGGCAAAAGAATTGGCGGACAAATATAAAGAGGAAGCAAGAATTATCGGGAAGACATTATCAGATGAGGTTGCGAATGCTATGGCTGACGTTCCATCGCTGGAAGAGGCATTAAAACTGGCACAGGTCCAGGAAGATATCAAAAATTTCACCAAGGAACTTAATCAGATGGAATGGGATGGTATTAAAAATGTCGTATCAACTGTAGATGGATTGGTGTCGGCATTCGAACGCCTGAAAGATGCATTTGATCCGGAACAGGAAGCTACTAAATGGGAAAAGTTAATGGCCATTTGGAATATGTTTTCCGGAATTGCAGATGGATTCTTGTCGGTGATGAAAACAATTGAAAGTATTACGGAATTAACAAATAAGCTCACAAAGGCGAAGGAAACAGAGGCGGCTATTGATACGGCTACTACCGGAACAAAAGTTGCGAATAAAACGATAGAAACTACAGCAGAAATTACTGCTCTTGCGACTCAAACGGCGGCAGAGGTCGCAGCATCATCAACAAAAACTACAGCTGCATCTGCGGAAATGGCTGCAAAAAGTACAGCAGCATATGCATCTATTCCTTTTGCAGGAGTAGGTCTTGCTGCTGCTCAAATTGCAGCCATGGAAGCATTAATATTAGCCGCCTCCATTCCTAAGTTCGCTAATGGTGGTATTATTACCGGCGGTCCTTCATCCGGAGATAAGATATTAGCCCGTGTTAATGCCGGTGAAATGATACTCAATCAAGGCCAGCAATCTCATTTATTCGAAGCGATTAATTCCGGAAGATTGGGTGGAGGTGGAAATATATCTTCATCGGTAACAACCAGGGTCCGGGCAAAGGATCTGATTCTGACTATCAACAATGAACTTAAATCACAAGGGAAAAAGCCTATATCATGAGCTACGGACTAATATATACAATACCATTTGCCGCAATAGATAACATTCCATGTGTTGTGGAGATAGAGAAAGAAAATTATTCGGGTGAAGTCATTGAGCTGGTTGCGGGGGCTTCACCATTCACTGTCGATATTGCAGATGAAGAATTCCTGTATACGCCTGTCAGGTTCAGTACTGCGACAATTCGCGTAGTAGGCAGCGATTATTTGCAGAGTCTATTTTCCACAGCCTATCAGCAATACCGGGTTATATTCAAAAGAGATGGGGTAGTAACGTGGTATGGGTATATCAAGCCGGAACTATATACACAGAATTACAGCTCCTCTAAATTCGAACTGGAGATAGAGTGTATGAGTGCGATGTCCACGCTTGAATTTATTGATTATGACGTAACCGGAAGCAGAAAGGAATTTGTCTCGTTATGGAGTTTACTACAGAAATGCATCAAAGCAACTTCTGTACAATATAATGCAGTATATATCCCATACGTCTATGCGAAAAACGAAAAGGAATATTTATCAGGCAGAAGTAATATACTTTGGGAGATGAGAATTAGTGAACAGAATTTCTTCGATGAAGACAACAAAGCGCTGAAACTTAAAGAGGTACTCGAAGAAGTATGCAAATTCCTCCACTGGACCTGTGTAGATTGGCGAGGAGAGCTTTTCTTTGTCGATATAGATCATAACGGAGTATATCATAAATATAACAGTGGACTGATCGAGAAAGCAGATGCAGTATTTAATAATCTCATCGTACAAAACATTGGATTTACCGGATCTGATCATTCTCTGGATGTACTCCCTGGCTATAATAAAGTAACAGTGAAATGTAGCAATTATCCTATCCCTGAAACTTTAAACTTCAGTGTTAATTATGACGACCTGGACAGATTGGCTACCTTACCAGATATAACATCCGGAGATGACGTGTCGCATCGCATCCTCCTGAATCCAGGGGATTTGGAGATGTATCAATACCAACAATTCGCTCATCGTGTAGATATAAACGAATACAAAAACAATATAGAAGCGGATAATCTTTTAGGCGCTATCCCTATGAGGTATTGCAACTACAAAATGGTAAATAAGGATGGTGGTAAGGTTCCCGATATTACAGAGTATAGCTATACTGACGTTGTTAGAATAAGATTGAAAAACAAAGATGGGGTAGCATTGGGTGGATATGTTCCAGTATTTATATTGCGAAGTCCATGCGTCGCATATCCTCCAGGGGTATTTTGTATAAATGCCTCTGTCAGGTATTTCCAAAACGAACCTTTATCTCCATTGTCAAAGGACAGATGGGGAGGAAACTTATTAATCGGAACCAAATTATTTATTGGTCATATAGACCTTACGACTGATGATCCGGTACTCGGAAATAATCTTTATAAATGTACATATTTGTCATTCGGGGCATACGAGAATGAGGGTTATAAAGCGGTCATTAACGACAAGAAGCTAACGGACCCTTATGAAGGCGCATCCGGTAAAATGATATATTCTTCTTTTACGGGAAGTGGAATAACGGCCGGAGAGCTGGAATTTCAACTATTGGCTAGTATGTATCCATCCGAAGTTAATAAATATGGGGTATTCTTACAAAACTTTACTGTAAGATTCATTCCTCGGGATGGAGAGGATACTACATCTAATTCTGATCGTATTTATGAGAACGCGGTTAATGAGAACTACATCAATGAACTCGATGAGATCGAATTGAAAATTAGCTCATACAACCATGATGGCGCGGGTTATGGCAAAGTTATTTTAAGTGAAGATTACCTGAGAGACAATCTTTATTCAGTCATAGAAGAAACTACAGTCCGTCCAGAAGAGCAACTTATTCGACGTATTATCAAACGTTATAATGCCACCCGTATCAAATTAACGCAAGTAATAAAAGCATCTTCCGATATAACTCCTTTATCCCGCTTGTATGACAATTATATGGTTAATAAGAAATTCATCAACGCAGGAGGTACTATCGACTATAAGATGAATCAGTTTCAATGTATAATGATAGAAGTATGAGTAGTAACATCGTCATAAAATCAAGAGCAATTCCTGCCAGTTCCAGGTCGAAGAATTATCGTAATGGTACTGTTGTACGTACCGGTGGTGGCGGTAGTAGCTCATCTTCCTCCGGCATTGGTTCTGCGGACGCAGGATTGAGCAAGGATATTCACGTAAACGCACCAAAGACCGGTCATGTAAATCCGGGAGAAATCCTGCGCAAAGGTATGGGATACGAACAGATATTCCGAAAGATGCTTTATGCGCCTACTCCTGCGACACTAATAGGTAAATTGTCAACCGCTAATGATGTTGAGTTCGGATCAACCAAAGGCTTCATTACATATACCGCCACCCGCAACGACAATGGCGCAATGATCAAAGCATTCTACGACGACAAAGAAGAAAACGTATTGGAATTCTCTGGCGATCCTGCCGGCATTCAAACCGCAACAAGGCAGTTACAAGGGAACTACACTAAAGGAGAATCCTATACTGCAACAGTCATATATGCCGCTTCTGACGACGGAGATATAAACGAAACGATCTTGACTAGCAAGATCAGCGTGAATGTACATAGAAAGTGGTTTGCAGGCGTTTGTAATTCGGTTCCTACGACTTCAGCCGAGGTGCGGGCACTTTCAGGCAGTGGATTGTATAAGGGCGCCGGATCATACAAGTTCACAATAGGCAATTATAAAACTTTCGTTATCTGTATTCCAGACGGTACCATCAAGGATGTTTCACTGGAGAGATACCAATATAACTTCATGGATTTGGATTCCGCTGCTTCGCCGAGAAAGATCAGTGTTGAAGGTGCTAACGGAAGTACACCTTTGGAATATACGATGTATGTGTTCAGTACGGCTACGACAAGCAGCGAAACGGATAATTTCACCTTTAAAACGAGCTGATTATGGCACTTAATATAAAAGGGGATAGTTTCGCTGGCAGATATAAGCGTGTCAATGGTTATTCGATTGATTCGACCGATGTGTGGGAAACCTTAGAGGAAGCCCGTATTTATGCCCGTAATGCAGACACAGAGGCTTATGTCCCTTATGCCGGTCAAGTGATTTCCGTCATTGAGAACGGGACTATTTATAAACTAGTAAAGGATGACACAATACCTGAAACTGACGGTAAGAAACATTTCAAGCTTGCCATTATCGGCAGTAACAACGACAATGATGATCGATATGTACGAAAAGACATAGCTGAAACAATCGAAAAACTGATGACCTTCCTTGAAGGCATCAATGCAAAGGGAACATCCACACTCGAACAGATAAAGCTAGTCGGTGACATACTGTCCAGCAACTTTGCAACCGGCAGCACCGGCTTCGGTATCTACAAGGATGAGCAAGGCAACTATCACCTTGACATTGACTTCGTAGATATACGCAAACGTCTGAATGTTGAGAGTCTGCAAGTCAATCAGGCCACTTATGTCGGCGGCAAGCAATACAACTCAGACGGTATCATCTGTAACAAGGTAGAAGATAAAGGAACTTTTTGGAGATGTTACTTTAGGACTACGGATGCGGAAGGCAGGATCATCTATAATCCGTTTGCTGTAGATGACTTGGCAAACTGCGAGACATTCAATCTCAAAAGCGGAAATCACTATTACTGGCGTGCAGTTGTCGGCATTGGTGATGATTTCATCGACCTGTCCAAGAGTGATTGTATATCGGGCAGCGACGATCCCCTAGTAGGCGACAACATCGTACATCTCGGAAACAAAACAAATCCCGAACGGCAAGGTACTATCCTTTGGGATAGTGTAACGGCCGGCGGTCCCTACATTCGTATATATAAAGGTATCAACTCCTATACAATGCCGGAACCGCTTATCGACCTGAACACTGTACTAAGTGAGATATCCGCTAAGTTCATCAATCAGGCTACAGGAAAAGATGTGGATGAAACCATTAATGATTTGCAGGCGAACATGGACCTTGTCAAAGAACAGACGGATAAAGAATACACCTTGTGGTTCTTTGATTACGATCCCACGCTGGAGAACCTGCCCGCTTCCGATTGGACTACCGATGAGTTTAAAACCATGCATGAACAGGACATGTTCTATAACCGTCTGACAGGACATGGATACAGATTCGAAAAGGATGGCAGTTCATGGAGCTGGAATGACATAACGGACCATCTGACTTTGAAAGCGCTGGAAGACGCATCCAAAGCTCAGGATACCGCTGACGGGAAAAGACGTGTATTTGTATCCCAGCCAAAGGATTCCGATGCTTATGATATCGGTGATATGTGGGCGAATGCGACCTATTCCGGCGAAGGCATCTCTTATAAGAATGACTCTCTCGTCTGCATCACTGCAAAGGCGGCAGGAACAGCATTTTCTATAAAACACTGGCAACCTAGCTCAACGGCTACTACCGCCTATCTTGAGAATCTGGGAGACCGGATACTCGCAGTCGTAACAGATTCGGAGGAAGGCATCGAAGCGGCAAAAAGACTAGCCAATCAAGGTATCAGCGATGCGTATGACGCTGCTCAGGAAGCATTGAATGCTCTGGGAATTGCAAGAGATGCACAGGAGACGGCAGATAAAAACACGGCTGTTATCCAGGTGACGAAAGATTCTATCGCTGCTCTTGTAGAAGGAATACATTTTGATAATTACGGTAATATTACAAATATTAATACAAGCGGATTGGTAACGACCGACGATTTCAATGTACTGTTATCTAAAAAGATAACCTTTGACGCAGAAGGTCATGTAAGTAATATCAGCACATCCGGTCTTGTTACAGAGGCTAGCTTCACGCATTTGTTTTCCGAGCAGGCTGCCGCAGACGGATATGTGAAGAAGGCGTACATTGACCTGTTTGTAACTGAGAATGAAAACGGAACGTTCCAGTCTAACGCAATCGTGAGTGCGGATAAGATTGACTTTAAAGGTGGTACCGTAAAAATAGCCGCTGATAATATCGACTTTGAAGGTGCTGACTTTAAATTGAGTGCAGACAATATCAACTTTGAAGGCGCTGACTTTAAAGTGGGTGCAAACAATATTTCTCTGGAGGGTTATGTCACAGACAATAATGGATTTAGTATAAAGAATGGATATATGACTGCTAAGGGAGGAACGTTTGGTGTATTTGAAATAGACGAAAGTGGTTTTCTATCGAACTCGGACAACAAAGACGCTTATATCTATATCAAAACGGTCAATGGGAGTACCAAGCGGACAGCTGTTTTAGGGAATGCCATATCTGCAGTCGCCGGTTTTGAAACAGCCTCCCTTTTCGAAGCAACAGGTACAGGTGAGAATATTGCTATGAAAGTAGTCGCTTCCGGTAGTAGTGAAACTAATTTGGAATTAGGCTATCAAAATATAGCCATGTTGGCCCGAGGCGGTGTGAAATGGTTTCCTGCTAAGGACGATATATGGAATATGCCGGGAGTATTGGGTATATATGAAGTGAATTTTCAGAGCAATAGTGTAACACGTATGTTCGGTAGTGGAATAACATTCACAAGTAGTCCATATAGAATAAATAATTCAGAAATGGTATTCCCTCATAATTTAGGGCATAGGAACTATACAGTATTGACAAACTGTTGGGGAAAACAAACTGATAATAATATCAACCCGTTTGTAGGCAATCTTTCTAACGTAAGTGACAATACATTTACCCTGTATTTTTTTAGGACAGGGGATGCAGATAGAATGTATCCTGCAATCGCGCATATCGTAATAGTTGGAAGAAATAAACCATAAAAAGAACAATTATGAAAATCAATTTTAAGAAAATCGAGGCGCAGACTTCTTTCGAAGGCGGTAAACAGACCTTCGACGTCGCAAAAGTAGTAGGTAACGAAATGATGTATAACGGCAATCTCCTGCTCGACATCGGATTTGAAGACCTTGCTAAAGCGATCTACTACTCAGATGAAGAAGTAGAAATACCAGCTAATTACCGCAAGGCATTTGAAACTATAATCAGAAATTCAAGGCTTATTGCTGCTGTAAAAAGAGAAATAATCAACCAATTAAACAAGGAGGAATAATATGGATTTCACTGAAAATACAATCAGAACCGGGCAGTCAGTAGTCGGTGATTACAGACTTGAGTATTCCATCACATATAGCAAGGACAAATTGACAAAGATCGATGTGCAGGTCAAACAGGTATCGGCATCTGCACCGAGCTACATCGGCAATATCCTTTATGTTGAATCGACAAAGAAATACTCCTGTTCCCTGTCCGGAACATCAGCTGAAGTACGCGCCGCTTTATTGGCAGATTTTGAGAAAACGATCACCGAGTTGAGCAAGTAACATGGGATATATCAAGTTTGTTTTAAGTGTGCGCAAAACGGATGACAAGGGCAATACCACCCGTACCGTGATCAGCCGTGTTGAAAGCGACATGGCTGATACCGGTATGCTTGAAACAAATCTGATCATGCACGCGCTTTCAGCACGCGGAAAAATAGAAATCAAGGAGGAAGGCTTCCCGTATGCCTTCCCGTTAATATTTGGAGAATAGTTTTATGGCACTGAATGTAGAACATAAGGAAGAAAATGAAGGCAAGAATTCCCGCGGCCGTTTGTCGGCTGAAGAATTCAATAATCTGATCGATACCGTCAAGGAATTGGAGAAGGACGCAAATACTCCTTCTTCAATAGGAGAATTAAAGAATGTCTCCCCTGAATCCGATACGGCAGAAGACGGTTCCGTATTACTGTACGGCAATAATGGATGGTCTCCTGCCGCTGGAGTGTTTATTCCCACCGGAGTTGCGGAGGACGGATCTATTATAACCACCTTTGAAGACTTAATGAACTATATTTCCTCACATAGCGGCGGAGGTGGAGAAACTGGGATACAAAGAAACCTGCGTATAATCAATAACCTAGACAGTAAAAGCCTGTCAGCCAGCAAAGGGGAACCTTGCTATTTGAATTTTACTTTCATCAGCCAGGAAAGATACAGCACCAACGAACCTTATGAAGATACCGGAGAGCGTGGGTTCTGTCAGATCTCTGTTAAAAACAGCAACAGCGCCGAGTATCTTGTTGTCAAACAGCTGTATATCAGTTCCGGTTCTCCTTTCAGTATTGACGTTGCAGAGTTCCTTGCATCCGGAGCAAACAATGTAATGATCAAAGTAACGGGAGAAGTGACGGAAGTGACGGCTCCGGCATTTGTATACACGGTACAGCTTACTTCATTATCCATCAGTGCGGACAATTTTAAATGGTGGACGGCTTACACCGGTGCCATTACGCTTCCTCTGAATATCAGTGGTAATATTTCAAAAACATTGTATGTGACTGTTACCGGGAAGGGTTATAATGAATCTTATCAGATTCAGATCGGTACAGGCGTATATACGGAAACCGCCTACAATTACTCTGTAATCCACCCGGGCGTGACAGGCGTATTCAATATATCTGCTTATGTCTCGAACTCGGACGGGACGGTCAAGACAAGAACGATATCGTTCAATGTCATTTGCGCGGTAGCCGGCGAACAAAGGAAGCTGGTAGCCGTCAACAACATCCTCGGCAGGGCGACCAACTGGAGTGAGAACTCATTGTTCGATTACGCGATGTACGATGGTGACAATGTCATTACCTCCGCTAAATTCACCATCAAAAAAGATGGTGAGGATGTCTTTACTTCCGAAGAAGACAGTATCGCATGTTCCGCCAGACATACATTCTCATTCCCGATGGAGATTGAGACAATGGATAATACGGAATTTGAAATAACGGCCCATATCCTCGATGTCGATATGGAGCTGACATCCCCAATCACCTATCAGGTAAACAACTCCTTGGGATATTCGGCCGTGTCGGGCGCCGTATTCTATATGAATCCCAAGACCCGCTCCAACCGGCAGGGGAATCGTCAGGAAATCATAAATGAAATGGACGGTTCCGTCATCCCGGGCAGCTGGGAGAATATGAACTGGGGCAATGACGGCTGGCAATCGGACGAAGACGGGAACAAGGTACTCCGGCTTATGGCCGGCTCATCGCTGCGCATGGGATATTCCCCTTTTAAAAATGAATGCGCCCGCACCGGGAAGACTCTCGAACTTGACTATAAGGTTGATAACGTGACGGATTATTCCGAACCGGTTATCACCATATCGTCCCCGTCCGGTGGTTCATTTGTCGGATTGAACATCTATGCGGATGACATTATCATGCACTCCCAGTCACTTAAAAACGATGATGTACAAAGTTTGCATACGTTCGAGGGAAAACGTACAAGACTCACGCTGACCATTTTGCCGGACGCCTATGGCAACAGCGGATTCAACCTTTGCATACTGTATGTCAACGGTGTCAAGAACAGGGAATTCACCTACGAGAGCAATGATTATTTCTCCCATAACGGGATGATCGTGATAGGTTCCGGATATGCGGACGCGGACATATACGGAATACGGGAATATAACCAGGGACTGACCTCACAGGGAGTCCTGCGTAATTACATCAACTGGCTGAATACCACAGATTCCAAGGCAATTGTGACAGAGAATAATGACATCCTGGACCTGCACGGTTCGGATATCGATTTTGAAAATACGAAGGACCAGTTTAACGTAATGACATTCGACAATACAATTCCTTACATGGCGGATCAATCAACTCGTACCGGCATGTTGGAAGTGTTCTTTTATGACCATCCGGAATGGAATGTTTCAATCAGCAACGTGACCGCCAAGGGGCAGGGTACGTCATCCATGAAATACTGGATCTGGAATACCCGTTACCAGCTTGACAAGAAACTCTCCGTCATTCGTTACGCCGACGGCTCGGACTCCACCGCGGGAGCGAAGTGGTCAATGACACCGTCTCTTCCGGCTGGACGCAAGTTTACGGCAAAGAAGAACTATGCCTCCAGTATGCAGTCGCATAAGATCGGTGCGGTAAACTCCTATACGGACCTTATACGTGAAGTGGGTATCCTGAATGAGGCGATGCACGCAGATGCGAAAGTCCGTGTGTCAGTTTGGGAAGCTCCGTTTGTGTGCTTTGAGAAACAAACCAATGACGAAGGGGAAACAATATACATATTCCGGGGATTGTACACCTTCGGCCCTGATAAGGGTGACGCCGACACTTTCGGCTATAACACCGATACTTATCCCAACCTGTTGAGCATTGAGGGATCGGATAATTCTCCCTTGCTCACCCTGTTCCGTGTGCCGTGGAATCCGGCAAAAGGATTGATAGCCTATAATGAGGATGAAGAGGCATTCCAGTACAATGGCCAGAACAGCTTCGACCTGGGCGAAGGGGAAGTGGAAAACATATCAAGCTTTATTCCTGCCTACAATTGTGTTTACCAGTGCTCGCCAAGACTGAAACCGTTTAACGGCACATTGGATGAGTTGAACGCACATCTTTCCGATTACAAGAATGAACCCTGCGAGTTCTGGATCGCCAAATCCGGTGACATTAATCAATATAATGTTTACTATTTTGAGTCGTCAGAAGGAAAGTTCATGCCATCTGATATCGGGGAGGGAACAATCAATCTGCTGTCGCAGCTTGCAGACAAGGGATATGGGCTTAACACTTCCGATCTTGCCGGGAAAACGGATGACGAGCTGAATACACTTTTCATAAATGCCCGTATCGCGAAATTCCGTATAGATGCTCCCGCATACTGGGATATTGACGACTGCCTGTTCTTTATGAATAATGTAGAATTCAATGCCGGAACCGACGAACGTGCGAAAAATACCTATCCATACTGTTTCGGTACAGAGACATCCAGGTGGCGTTGGCGTGTTGATGATGCCGACACCCGTTTTGATACAACCAATCGTGGTTTACCGGATAAAGAGTACAGTGTGGAAACGCATGATATGGACGAAACCGGAGCATCCGTCTGGAACGGCGAGACAAACAACTTCTTCAACCTGATGGAACTGGCATTTCCGGAAGAAAAGATAATCAGCATGCGCAAATCAATGACTGCCATGCAGACACTGGGCGGGCTAAAAAGCGGTAACGACCTTGAAAAGCTGTTTGCGTTTTATCAGAAATACTACTTTGACCAGGCTCAGGAATATTTTCCCGCCAATGCTTATAATGCGGATGCGAAGTACTGCTATGAAAACGGGAAACTGGCATACAATAAAGGACACTATTCGAATGATACCGACCCGATCACCCAGTCGCTGGGAGACCATTATCTTGCGGAACAGCGATGGATTACGAAACGTATCCTGTACATGATGTCAAAGTATTCGTTCGGACTATTTTCTGCTAACGGGACGGATACCATCACCGTACGCGCTGCAGGTAACACAATCAAGTATGAACTGACTCCGGCAATGGATATGTATCCTGCGATTGCCAACGGTACAAGTATCATCCGGGGAAGAAGGACGAAAGCCGGAGAAGTATGTGAAATGGAGATTGAACTTTCCGGGTCGGGAGACCAGCAGAATGCGATACAGGGAGCATCCTACCTGCAGGATATAGGGGACTGGCATAATAAGAACGTGACCGGGTCTATGATCATTCAGGGAAGGATGCTCCGTGATATTCGGCTGGGAAGCAAGGACGCCCCGGTTGTCATCTCTATATCCTCCCTGACGTTGTCCAATTGCGTAAGCCTTCAGAGGCTGCTGCTGTCGAACATCGCCACCTTGGCCGGTACATTGAACCTGTCCGCATGCTCACATTTGCAGGAGATATATGCGGACGGTACATCCTTGACGCAGATTGTGCTTCCATCGGGAGGAGGGCTTCGTGTAATTCAATACAGCAGGCTTAACCAATACCTGTCATTGTCCAATTATCCGTTATTGACAACGGAAGGCATCGGGATTGATCTGTGCAGGGATGTCATTACGGACTTCTTTATCGTGAACTGTCCGAACCTGTCTCCCATGCGGTTGCTGGTAGGTATTATGGACGCGCAGATCGGACAAGGCGGAGACCATAAGCTGAAACGTATCCGTGCCGTAGGATTTGATGAAAAATATGATGATTCGGACATGCTTGATAAACTGGCCGCGCTTTCAAATGGCACATATGAAGGATTAAGCTCTGAAGGATTGGCCGGAGAAGACGAATACCCTGTTTTGGACGGAACGATAACGGTGAATGTGAATACTTACGAAGATTCCGTCGAAGCTTTGAGAAATACGTTTAAAAAACTGACGTTAAATATAAACGGAGAATTTTATGTCAGGTTCAAGGATGCTATAGTTCAAAGTATGATTGCGGAATCTTATGGGGATGGGGTCGGAACTAAGATTGAGCAGGTTAAGGCTGTGAGGAATTTCGGCGGCATGTTCAAGGGGAATACTGAAATCACATCATTTGATGAGTTTGAGCTATTCACCGGATACAACTCTAATGGATGGAATGTCTTCGATGGGTGTTTATCCTTGATATCGGTGAAATTGCCTTCCCAATTAAAGATAATATATGGGTATATGTTTTATGATTGCCGGGAACTGGCTAATATAGACTTGCGCAAAGTAGAGGAAATTCAGCGGCAGGCTTTTTATAATACAGGATTAATAGATGTTGATTTGGAAAATGTTGTTACAATCGCCGGAGACGCGTTTAGTAAATGTACCCGGTTATCCCGGATGAAAATTGGAGATAAATGTGGAATTCCCAGTGGATTTGCCATGGATTGTACATCCCTGGTGGAATTGGATTTGGGAGCAGGTGTAAACGCGATAACTTATGCATTTCAACATAGTCCATTGAGGATAGTAACAATCAGGGCCGTTACGCCACCTGAAGTGACAAGATCATTTCAGGTGATTGATCAATCGTGTCGGTTTTATGTACCTGATGAATCTGTGGAAACTTACAAAGCCGCTTCCGGTTGGAGTCAGTATACTGATAAAATTTATCCATTATCTCAAAAAACAGAATAAATCAAGAAGAGCAGTTAAATAAAAAACCGTCCTGCTCATCACGAGTAAGGCGGTTGACAAACAAAACAAAATAAACAAAGGGAAAGAACCCTTCGCTTGTAAATCGATGCAAAGGTAGTATTAATAATTAGATAGAGAAAAGAAATATGGGATTAAATGAATGGCTGGCGCTGATCGGCGCTTTGGGAGGCTTCGAAGCAATCAAATGGATAGTTAACTTCTATGTGAATCGTCGAACGAATGCAAGGAAGGAAGATGCGACAGCGGATAGTATGGAGGATGAAAATGAACGTAAGCAAGTCGCATGGCTTGAAGATCGTATCGCTCAACGTGACGCCAAGATTGACGCTATTTATGTTGAACTCCGGCAGGAACAGTCCGCTCATCTGGAAGATATTCATAAAAAGCATGAACTGGAGCTTAGATTGAAAGAAGCCGAAATAAAGAAATGTGATGTACACGGATGCACTAACCGGCAGCCGCCAAGTGACTATTAATTATAAGGAGGAAAAGAAATGAAGTACTTTACAATTGCGGAACTCTGTAGGTCTATAACTGCAGACCGTTTAGGAATCAGCAACAGATGCAATCAGGAACATGTCGTTAATCTGACTGCACTAGTGAATAATGTACTGGACCCATTACGGGAATGGTACGGTAAACCGATCACGGTTAATTCCGGTTTCCGCTGCCCGGCATTGAATAAAGCAGTGAAGGGTTCTGCTACCAGCCAACACATGACCGGACAAGCTGCTGATATTGATACCGGTGATCGGCAACAAAATAAGTTATTGTTTGACTACATTCAGAAGAACTTGCCGTTTGATCAGCTTATCGATGAATCCAACTTTGCCTGGGTGCATGTATCATTCCGAGCAGATGGTATGAATAGAAATCAAGTATTGAAGCTATGAGACGCCTAGTATACTTCCTGATCATTTTGCTGACGTCAGCAATATGGTTGTCATCTTGCCGGAGTCCTCAGTATGTCCCAGTAGAGACCAAAATACAACTAAAAGATTCGGTAATAACGAGAGATTCGGTTGTAATCAAGGAACAAACGGTTCGGAAAGACTCAGTTGTAATAAAGGACTCTACGGTAATCGTAGTCGATGAATCCGGAAACGTTATCCGGACCGAATTATATAGGTACCGTGACTGGTACAAGGAACTGTCACGTGATTACTCTGTGTTGCAGGCAAAGTATGATTCTCTTTTTAGTGAGAAGCAAAAGGAAATACAGGTCCCTTATCCAGTTGAACGTGAACTTTCCTGGTGGCAATCTGTTAAGCTACAAGTCGGAGAAATAGCTATAGGCATAATTATAGGTTTGATCATTATAATTGTCTGGCTACTCCGTCGAAAGAAATGACTACTAAAAAATAACACTAAGATTCATAATAAAAAAAACTTTTGGATACCCCGGCTTAGGAAAGTCGGGGTGTCCTTTTGCCTCCATTACGTATCTATTGCTTAAAGATGTGGATATCCGTAGTAATGCAACGTTATTTACTCCGAAATTTAGCCTCGGTAAAAAAATGACTTTTACAAGTAAACTTGGTTCGCTCTCCTTCGAATGTTCAGGATATATAATTTATATTTGCCACAATTAATAATTTTAAAATAATTTATTATGGAAAATTTGCATTTTATATTACCGACGTTGATGGATCTTGTTTCATTAAGTGTATCAGAAACTGTTAAGAGACGGGGGGAGAAAAAGAAAAAAGAGAGAGAACTAGCGGAAGAAATACTTCCTGATTTAGCCGTTTTATGTGAAAAAGTACAGGAATATGTGAATCAGTTTAGTGCTAAAATAAATGTTGAAAAATACAATGAAATATTTGAGTTATTAAAAGTAACTAGATATAAATATAAAAAATATATTATATACCTACCTGATAATCTTTCATCTATGATTGATTCTATATTGTTAGATATGAATAGGTATTGTAATAGGTATACATATTTAAAAGATATAACTGAACTGAATGGGAGAAATCATATCCCATATCATACCCAAGAAGATGTTAAAGAAAAGAGAATAATAGACAGTATTGTACGAAGTCAATTACCGAAAGATTTAAAGAGTATTGAAGATTTTTGCAGAAAAAGAACTTGATTCAAAGAAGAACTGGGAAAATCTGACTTTTAATTCTACTATCAACCAGCTGCGGGAGTTTAGAACGAAAATAGTAAGAGGCAGCCGAATTTGCTGCGGGAGTGTAATTTAAACTCTGTCTGGTTTCTATTTCTTTTAAATCACAACAAATATAATTTTTTCTTTTTGGATTTA